TAGTCGGCACCGCCGGCAGCGTCACCGGCACCAGGTCGCGCGATGCGCGCACGAAGGCACCGAGGCCGGCGTCCGCCGCGAACGCGCCGCGCGCGGTCTCGTAGATGCGGCGCAGGCGGCCAAACAGGTTCGCGGGGCTGGACAGCAGCGACAGCAGTTCGGGCCGCACGCCGGCGATCAGGCCGAGCGCTGCCGATCGCAGGTCGCCAGGCGTCGCCGCGCCGAGCGCGACTTCGACCAGGCGCAGGCTTTGGTCGATCTGCGCCATCGCACTCGCGCTCACGAACGCAGGCATGCCGCTGATCGAGAGGCCGCCAGTCATGCCTTCGCCGCCGACAGTCGCGGCCGTGTCGGCCTTGGCCGCGACCTGGTCGCTGGTTGCAGCGGTGGCGGCAGGGAATCGCGCTTCGCCTGCCTCGACCACAGAAAACGAGATGACGGCAGCGCCACCCATGTCGTCCGATTCGTCGATCGACGCCGGGCTGTCGTCCACACTGACGGTCAGCTCGCCGTAGTACGGATGCACCAGCTTGCCGGGGCCGTAGCTCTCGATCGCGTCGATCAGCGCGTCGCGCTTTGCGCGGTAGTCGTCGCCGATGATGATGGCGTCGATGCGCATCACGCGGGCACGGCGGCCCAGGTCTTCGACGTAGGGCGTATCGCGCAGCGGATACTCGTGCACCACGACCTTGCGGCCAAACTGGAAGCCATTGCGGCGCACGTTGAAGCGTACGCCGCGGAACGCTGCCGACAGCAGCTCCTCGCGCCAGCTCATCGGCCGCTGCCCGTCATCATGCGGCCGGTCGGCGCGCTGGTGGTCTGCATGCGCACGGGGCCGCCAGTGAAGGTCATCGGGCCGGCTGTCGCAGTGACGCGGCTGTCGGAGACCGAGACCTTGATGCTGGCCTCCAGCTTCTGCTGGCGCTCACGGTCGGCCACGATGCTCTTTGCATCCTTGTCCCCTAAAAACGCCGCTAGCCGCGTGAAGAGCGCCATATGCGGCGCGGTATATGCCTCGAAGGCGCCACGGGTGTAACGATTGCTGGTGATGCCCTTATGAATCAGAGTGCCGACGCCCCAGCCGCCGAGACCGGCGATGCCTACACCGCCGACCGTCGTAGCCAGCCCGCCGGCGCCCGCACCGGCGAGACTGCTGAGAGACGAACCACCCGCCAGCGCGGCGCGTGCACCGAGCAAACGCAGACCAGTGACGCGAGAGGCGGCAGCAGTGCCACCAGCGGCGGCGCCGGCCGTACCGGCCGCGCCTGCTACACCAGGCAAACCAGCACCGCCCGCACCTCCCAACACGCCAGGCGCTGCGCCCACGATGAAAACCGGCGTCGCGGCCCCAGCCTTCTCCAGCGCTTGACCCATCGCCACGCCACCGGCCAAGCCAGCAGTGCTGCCGAGCAGACGGCCCGCGGCGCCCTTGAGCATGCGTCCACCGGCATACGCAGCAACCAGACCGCCTGCCCCATAGCCCATCAGTTCGTTACCACTCAGGTCCAGGCCACCCTGTTCCTTGGTGTCGATCAGCTTCTTGATGCCGACCGTGATCGCCGAGTTGAACTTCTGGCCGAAGCCGTCGGCAGCTTCGATCAAAGTGTTCTTCAACCTTCCCGCTTGGTCGGCAGCATTCGAAAGAGCTTTAGGCAGATCTTGCTCGATCGTGCCACCAGCATTGGCGATGTCCCGCTGGAACCCGTCTATCCGGCTCAGCATATCTCCGGCCAGGAGGGTGCGCATGCCTTTGATCGTATCGAGATCGGCCTCGCCGAATGCCTTTGAAAGAAAAGACTCTCGTTCGGCGTCCGTACGCATGCGATCCATGCGCTTCTTGATCTCGGCCAAGATGACGAGCGGGTCGCGACGCGAACCATCAGAATCGAAGAACTTGACGCCCGTAGCCTTCTGCGCGTCTTGGCGATACTTGGCGTTGGTAAAAAGTCGCAGGGTGGAATCGGCGAGTGTAGCGAGGCGCTCTGGCTGGCGCTCGATCAGAGACAGCCCTTCAACAAAAGCGAGCGTCTGCTCGAAGCTCATGCCCGCACCGGCGCCGTTCACGCCGACACGCGCGAAGATGTTGCTCAGACTTTCCAGCTCGGCCGTGCCCTTACGGCCGGCCACCGTCATTTTGTCGAGCAGTTGTAGCGCCATTTCAGGCTGCTCCAACTCGAACTGAAACGCAGTACTGGCAACGCCGAGCGCGCCAGCCAACGTATCCGCCTGCGCGCCGGTCACGGGCAAGGCTTTGTTGATGGCGCGAAGCGTGTTTTCGGACGCCTTGAGGCTGAGACCGCCAGCGATCAGCGCGCTCATACCTTGTTCCAGTCCAGCCACAGCTTCACCGGAATCCTTGGCCATTCCAAACAACGAACCGCGCAACGAAGCAATCTGCTTTTCACTCGCACCCGCAGTCAGACCGATCTGCGTCAGCGTCTTGTCCATCTTCGCCGACCGCATCAGCTCATTTGCAGCCGAAACGCCGCCCGCCAGGCTGGTCAGCCGGCCAGCGGTACTGCCCATGAAATCGCGCAGCGCGCCGATCTCGCGGCGCGCCATTCCCGTGAAGCTCTTCAGCTGTCCGCCGGCCGAACGCAAGCCCGATCCCCATTGCTGGGGATCGAGCGTGAGTCGTGCGCGCAGGAGCAGGTCAGAGGCCACGTGGGTGCTCGATGAAATACTCGATGAAGTGAAGGAATTCGGATTGCGGCAGGGCGCGGATTTCCGTCAACGTCCAGCCGGTACGGCTACCGATCAGGGCTTCTCCGGCGAGCCGGTCTGCTCGACGGAGGGTCCGGCGTTTCCCTCGTTTTCCAGCGCCTCGCGCACGCGGATCAACTGAGCCATGTCGTTGGGCTTCAGCCTGGACAGCAGCGCCGCGTTGAATGGGCCGTTGAAATCGCCAATGCGAACCAGAGTCCGTGCGACCAGCGCCGCATCAAAACGTAGCGATGTACGGCTGCCAGCGTCATCCTCAGCGGCGAAGTAATCGCCGGCCGTGATGTCGGTCCTGAACTCGAATTCCTTGTGGACCGTTTCGCCGACCTTCAGGCCGTGCTTGAGTGTGCCGATATTGGAGACCTTTTCCATCAGACCACCTCCTCGGCAGGCGTGCCTTCATAGATCAGGCGCGCGGTGCCGGCGCCGCTGTCGATCACCGGCGGCTCCAGGCTCCATGCCTTTGCGATGGCCCACACCTGACCGGTGTCGCCAGTGAAGAGGATCGGGACCATCGCCTTGTGCAGCTGTTGCGGCGAGATGCCGGCGCGGATGCTGACAGTGACCTCGACGCGGGACTGTTTCGGCTTTTCGGTCGCGCCGAGGATCTCGTTTGCGCCGACCTGTGTTTCGCGGGCGATTCCGCCCGGGTCCAGCGTCGCACCGGGCATGCTTTCGAGGGTGAAGCCATCGATCTTGATGACGGCTTTGCCGAGTCGCTTTGCGGCGGCCATGTTGTGGGCTCCTTACAGGACGAACTGAATGACGGCCGCGAGGACGCGGAACTGGTTGACGAGGTTCGGCGGGGCCAGCACGTCGACGCGGTTGCGGTCGGTCGCATTGCGCTCCACCACCAGGTCTGCGCTGTACGCCGCGAAGTCTTCGAGCAGGCCAGCCGCTTCCCATTCGCGCGCCAGGTGCAGAAGCTCGGCGCGAATCTCCATCGGCGTAACGATGGCCTGGCCGGGGTCGTAGGCGGTGCCGTCGTTCGCCAGCTTGTGGCGCGGGAACCTCGACGTGATACGCAGGCGCATGGTGGCTCTCATGTAGGCGAGCGTGCGCGGCGTCTCGATGTCCAGATAGCTGATATCGGGATCGCCGGAGGGCGATTCCTGGTAGGTCGTGACCAGGCGCTCGATGCGCACCAGGCCGGCGGCGTCGACCGTGTATGTCGCGATGCCCTCGCCGAGCATGGTGTTGCGCTCCTCGCGTGTCGGCCGATCGGCCTCCGCCGGCGCGAGGCATCCGGTCAGCGGCAGTGTCTGGCGAGGCCGCGCCGGGTCCGGCTCGAACGCATCGACCGCGCCGGTGACCGCGGCGAAGATCCACGGCGGCGTCGGCGACCTACCGGCGTGCATGATCGTCGTAAACGGGCCGTTACGGCTGTCGCCCAGTGTCGTCGCATCGCCCACCGTGCCGTTGACCGCCGCGAAGACGTGGCCCTCGCGCATCACCATCGGCCCCCAGCGGCGCAGCATTTCCGCATCCATCGCGTTGAGCGAGCTGGAGTCGGTGTAAGGCAGGATGATGGTGTCGTACTGATCGTCGCCGATCGCGGCGATCAGCGCGGACAGGCTGGGATTGCCACTGCCCCCCGACATGGGCGCAGTGACCACCACGGACACACCGGCCGGGAAGACTTCGCCGAAGCCGTAATTGCACCGCACGTCGTAATCGTTGCCGGTTTCGCCTGCGTGCAGGAAGGCCAGTTCGACGTTCGCAGAGTTGGCGGTGGCGGACACCATCAGCTGTGTGTTCGCGTTGATCGCCGCAGCGATCGCGGCGGCGACTTGCTGCTGGGTCTGCCCGGCGCTTACGCCGACCTGGACACGCACACCGCCGAGATAGAGATTGATCGTGCCGCCCACCATCGGGGCGCCGGAGACAGACAAGATGCCAGCTGCGATGTTGCCTGCGGGATTGTCGACCAGCGCGATCGCGTAGCAGTCGGTGTAGCGGTTGGCGGCCGTCACGGCTGCGACCATGTTGGCCAGCATCGAGCCGCGGCCGTAGTCGGTCTCGGCCTGCGCTGCGGAGATGGCCCGCTTGGCGGTCAGTGGCGGCGCAGTCCCAGCACCCCGCTTCTGGCCGATCACCAGGATCCGGTGGGCGAGCGCGGGCAGACCTCGGACGGCGCGCGAGTTGTCGAACTCGATGAAGGCGCCCGGCGTGAGGATGCCGACAGGAATGCTGTTGAAACTGATCATTGATCGCTCCTGGAATTTTCGGCCGCGGGCACGGCAGTCTTGGGCTTGGACTGGCTCGCCGCCTTCTGCGCGGACGGTGCGGGCGCCACGTCGACGATTACGTCGCCGTCGGCGATGCGGCGCAGCCAGTAAGTGGACTCGGCGACGGTCTCGCCGTCGGCGGGCACGCGCGTGCGCGTGATCGGATGGACGATGACCTTGCCGGGTGCGGGCTTGATGCGGATGGTCTTTTCGGTCATGGCGGGTCTTGGGGAAGGGTGAGGCGGTCCTGGGCTTCGAGCTGGCCATCGGCCGGCGCCTGGTCCCAATCCGCGTGGAATCGCAGGAACGGTTCGAGGTCGCTCGGCTCTTCGTCGACCGCGCCCATCGTCATCGGCATCGAGAACAGCACGCCGTAGACGGTCAGGCCGTTGCGCTCGTTGGCCGCCGAGAACAGGTTCTCCGAGGAATCGAACGCGAGCGCGGTCTCGCCGGCCGGGGTATAGCCATGCATCAGCGGGATGAGGCGCTCCACGATCTCGTAGGCGCCGATCGCGCGCGCATCGCCCCGTCGCCGCGCGCTTTCGTTTCCCTCGTGCGCGGTGATGATCGTGAACTGCCACAGCGAATTGACCTCCGCCGTGGTGTCGGTCGTGTTCGCGCCGCGATCGAGGCCCCACGAGACGAACACGCCGGGCGTGCCGATCAGATACCGCTTGACCATCTCGTCGTCCCACGAGGCGGGGATTGCATCCACCTGGCGAAGCGTGGGGCCGAAGCGATCGCGCACACGGCCGAGCAGCGCGTCCTCGATGTCGCCGATGCGGCTCATCCGGTGAAGTCCCGCAGGGTGCGTGCGTCGAACACCTGGTCGCCCACGTAGTACTCGGGCACGGCGCCGGTTTGCGGCGTGTTGCCGCCCGTATCGACGCCGAGCTGGACCTGCCCCTTGGAAACCATCACCAGGAACTTGACCGCGTCGTCGTAGCGCTTCTGGACGGCCTCCGTCACGCGATCGTCGTAGAGGTGATAGCGGGCGATGTCGCATGCGATCCGGCGCAGCGCCTCGGGAACGGTGGTCAGCGGGAGCGTGTAGCGTCCGGCCAGGTAGCCGTCGATTTCCGCATCTGCATCGGCCAGCTTGCCCGCGACAACACCGGCGTCGATCGCGCCGGTGTTGTCGTGATCGCTCAGGCGGATCAGCTCGGACTCACCAAAGCGCTCGATCAGGGCCTGCTGGTCAGCGTAGGGCATGCGGCGGCTCCGTTACCGCGCGACCTTGCGGGCACCGCGACCACCCGCGGCCGGCGCACCGGCCGCGGTGGTCTTGGTGTCGCCATCCTTGGCGGCCTTGCTGTCCTCGCCCACACCCTTCGCAGCATCCGCCGCCGCAGTGGCGCCATCCGTGGCGCCGGCAACAGCGCCATCCTGCGCCTCCTCGGATTTGGCGCCATCGGGCGCCTCGGCGGTGGCGCCATGCGGCGCCGTAGTATTTGCGGCGGCACCGGCCGCCTTCTGTTCCGCTTCGATGCGCGCCGCCTCGGCATCCGCCACAGCCTGGCGCTCCGCTTCGAGGCGTGCGGCATCATCCGGCGCCAGGCACGCTTCGTCCTCGTCGCCGATCACACCGACGGCGATGTACGGCTTCGCTTCGTCGCGTCCCATCTGCACGAAAGCCGGCGGCTTGACGACGCCGCCGCGGAACTTGAAGGGTTCGCGGACTGGATAGCAGAGGTCGGTCGGTTCGGTCATGGCTTGGAATTCCTCAGTTGCGAAACTGGCGGCACGGGTGCCGCCAGCGATCAATGCACCGGGGCGCGGTTACAGGCCGGCGCGCTTGATGAGGTAACCGGCGCCCATCCCAGCGAGGACCGGCGTCGCGTCGTTGTGAACCGTGGCGACCCAGCTGTCCGAGTCCGCATCCCAGCGGTACGGCTCGACCATCGGCATGCCCTGGATGCGGTACGAGTAACCGAAGCTCGGCTCTTCGATGTTCGCGTCCACCTGGGCGCCGGGGCTGACGTAAGCCAGCACGGCCGAGGTACCCCAGACATCGCCCTTGACGCCTGCGCTCTTGGCCACGGCAGCGCCGACCAGGATGCTGTCCACTTCGAAGATCTGCTTCAGCGCGTCCAGGTTGATCTTCTTGATGTTCACTGACGACGCGCGATCCAGCAGGCTGGCGTTCGTGCGGCAGTTCTTCATCGCCGCCGCCGGCAACATCAGCGTGTTGGGGTAGATGCCGATGCTCTGCCGGATCGCTTCCTTGCCCGTTTCGATATCGCCGGCAGGATCGGAATTCGCATGCGACCATTCGGCGCCGGCGGCCAGCGTGACCTTGTGGTCGTTGTCGTAGTTGGCGTCGTTCAGCACGAGAGTCGCGCAGCGGACTTCGTGTGCAAGCGCATGCGCGCGCAGAACCACGTTCACGCCGCGGGCCTTGAGGTCGATGCCGGGGACGGCGTTGCCGTCGATCAGCCGCTGACGCGGGACGACCGCCTGCAGGCCGCTCGGGATGATGGCGTAGGGCTTGCCCGAGTGGCCGTAGATCACGCGCGGGATGTTGGTGCCGGGCGCGCGCACAGTGTTGTAGACGTCGAACGCGCTGTCGTCGAACTCGATCACCTGGCCGCCGTACATGCCGACATCGGCATACGGCAGCAGCAGATGCCCGATCATTTCCGCCTGCCGATAACCTCGCGCATGCGTGCTCAGGATGGGATCGACGACACGCGTCTGGGAAAGGTTCTGCTCGGGCATGGGAAATGGCCTCGGGTGATGAAGTGTGATCGGTGGCTAAAGCGCTTCGACGCTAAGCGATCAGGTGCCGCTGGCGGGGGTAGCGTTCGGGATCAGGAAGACCTGCACACGGGCGCCGTCGCCTGACGCGGCTTCCAGCGCACGCGCGACGATGACGTCGCCGGCTTCCGCGGCGACGACCTTGCCGCTCGCGCCGATGGCCAGGGACGCATCCTTGACGAACGCGGCGCCCGCCGTGCCGATGGTGGTGCCAATGACATCCACGGCGACGACTTCGCCGCTGTTTGCGCTGGTCGTCGTTGCGCCCCATGCGCCCTGGCCTGCGGTGGGATATGCGCCGCTCGCGCTGATGAAGCGCTCGGCAGCCAGTGCGGCGGCGGCGATTGCCGTCAGGGTGAGAATCGGAGTCTTCTGCATGGGATTGCTCGCTGAGATAGAGGTTGTGGTGTTGACCGCGTTGCGCAGTCCGCCGGGTTCAGTCGCCGACCGCCCTCACCGCATCGAGATAGGCGGTGCCGGGGTGAGCGCGCTGGTACTGCAGCGCCTTCTCGTGCTGCGCCAGCCCGGACGTGTCGACATGGGCACCCGGAGGCGAAGAGAAGCTCACCGCGGCCGCGCTTTCGCCGGGCACCGGAACATCGGACTTCTGGCTGAAGTCGATCTGCTTCGGCAGCGAGAGCATCAGCTCACGGAAGATCTCGCCCGCGGACTTGCTCTGCTGGTTTCCGTCATCGCCGGCGAAGGCAACGGGCTGCGTCGCCGGCAGCGCGAGCATCAGCTCGACGATGCGCGACTTGTTGCGCGGGAGTAGCCGGCCATCGTTGACGAGGGAGTCGGCGAACTCGACGGCGCTGGTGCGCGCGGCCGCTGCGTTTGCGGCCACGATCTGCTGTTCCTGCGCGGCGACGCGGGCTTCGCGTTCGGCGAGTGCAGCCTGCTGCGCGGCGAGGTCGACGGTCTGCTGGTTGGGCTGGGACATGGCGGGGCCTTGATGTACGGGCGCGGGCGTGAACGCACGCGCGGGCTGGGAGAAATAGGCGGGCGCATCGCTTTCGGGATCGGGCGCGGCCGCTTCGCGCAGTGAGTCGATCTCCCACGAGGGGAAAACCATGTCGGCCTTCTCCACACCGAATTGCTCGATCATCCAGTCGCGCATGCGACGGAACAGCGATGCAGACGTGCCGAAGCCCCAGCGTCGGTCATTGCGCATAGACAGCGCGACGACGTGCTGGTCATTGGGGTCGTAGGCCGACAACGCGGCGAGACGATCGCGGCCCTGCAGGCGCGCGAGGCCAGGCACCGCGGGAGCCGCACCACCCAGCCATCCGCAGTGCTTGGGATGCTTCTTCCCTGGCGTCGGATTGTTCGGATGATCCGGCAGGAAGAACGACAGCGATCGCTCGGCGTATCGCCCCGCGTCGCGGAACGCCGCGAACTGTGCGTCGACGTGGCCCTCGATCGCGAACAGCGAGTCGCCTTCAACCTCGAAGCGCTCAATCGTGCCCCATGCGGGATCATCAAGACGCGGATGCCCGATGACGACCGGCGCGCGGTAGAGGCCCGGGTCGTAGCTGGCGGCCAGCTCGGCCAGGTCGGCGCTGGTGATAGGGATGTCGCGACCGTGCATGTCGCGGAAGGTGCCGACCTTGAGGACTTCGACTCGGAGGCCGGGCACGGTCAGCAGCGGAGTGACGGCGGCGGGTGTGTTCATCCCGGCCAGACTGAAGGGCCTGCCGCCCGGTATCCGGGCGAAGCACTTCGCCGCCGTTGAGCCGCCCAGCCTCCCGAGAGACCCTACCGGAGCCCGCTGCGCCGGGCAAGATTCAGCCGGCGCAACCAGAAGCGATTTGAGGCGCCTCGGGGGCCAACCCGCCTCGACGACACCTACCGCACCCCGGTCGCCGCGCTGACCCCCGTTTAAGACCCTTTAACGGGCCTTAGGGGCGCGGCGCGGGGGCCGACTCGGCCGGTTCTGGCACCCATGCCACGGGAACGCCCCCAGAACGCGCGCTATCGGTCATCGCTGCGCGACCCGTCCGATGCCCTCCTGCAGCATCGCCAGGATACGCGCCCGGTCGGCGGCTCCCCAGCCGAAGAACGGCCGCGCCGGCAGCCGCATGCGGCGCTGGTGCGACCCGACCATGACGGACCGGATCGAGACCGAGCGCCGCGTGGTGTCCGAACGCCGGAGCATGCGGCGATGCGCCGGCACCGTGACTTTCTTGTTGATGCCGTGCTGGTGCGCCGCGGCGTAGGGAACGTTCGTGCCGACCTCGGCGAAGTCCGCACCCGATCGCCAATTGAGGCTTTGGAACAGCCGGTTGGTGTCCCGCAGCGTCTGCCCGCCCTCGCGCCGCGCCCGCGCCGAAGGCACCCAGCGCTGGCCATCCGGCCCCTGCTGCGTGCGGAAGCACATGCGCGCCGCGGTGAGCATGAAGTTGGCGATGCGTCGCATCGTGTCGCTGGCGCGGCCGCCGGTGATCTCCTGCAGGCGGCGAAGCGCTGCGGTGATATCGGCATCGTCGAGGCGCAGGTTGGGGTCCATCAGCCGGCCAGCGCCTTGCGCTTCTCTGCGAGCGTGTGGCGCAGCTCGGCAATACGTCCTTGTCCGGGGTTGTAGTCGAACCCCGGATCGATGCCCTCGGGGATCTGCATCACTTCGCCGGTGCGCTTGTTCACCCATTCGCGACGGCGCACGGGTGGCGCCTTGTCCGGCCCGGACTTGCCCATCGCAGTGAGGTCATAGCGCGACAACTGAATTGTGCCGCATCTGCAGTTGTAGCCATTTGGCCCGCGATGGGTTTGCCACCAGGGATGATTCCAAGGGAGAACGATGCCGTCCCATGCGCGGTGCTGCGGACGTGTACGGTTGTCGTCGACGGCGTCGTACATCAGGTACGGCGCATCGGTCGCTGTCTCCTCGATCTTTGCCCAGTCGCCCGCCGAATAAGCCATCGACATATTGGTGCGATAGATCGTCTGCAGCCGCCGCGCGCTGCCAAGCTGCACGACGCGTCTGCGCCCGGTTTGCGGATCGGTCTGCGGCTTCTGTCCCCACCAGCCGGCACGCATCAGACGCGGCATCAGCGCGGCCTTGAACGCCTGCAGCGTTTGCCCCTGTGCGATTGCATCGGTCACCGCCTCCTTGACGTCGGCGAGCAGATCCACATCCGCCATCTTCGCGACCGTGAACGCGGCTTGATGCTCCTCCGCCCACACGTCCTGCCAGGCGAACGACACGCGCACGCCCTTGCTTTCGAGGTAGGCGATCGCCTCCTCGGGCGGCAGATCGAAACGGGCGTCAATTGGCATGTCTCACACCCAGGCAATGTGCTGGAACAGCCACCAAAGCAGCCAGAGACCACCGCCCACAACAGCACATGCGCCGATGATGGCCAGCACGGCCGCGGCCGCCCAGCAACCGTCAGGCACGGTATCGATTGGCATCACGTCGCGTTCTCCTGCATTTTGCCGACGAGCCACGCACCGAAACCCGCACGTGCCAGCGACTCGACGAAGTCGCCACCGGGATCGTCGTCGGTCAGCTCGTTGAGCCGCGCCGCGAACTCCGCCAGGTCGCCGGTCTCGTCGAGGATCACCTGCAGCTCACGCACGCGCGCCTGGACGTAATCCTGCGCGTCGCTGGCCAGCGCATCGGCCGCGGCGAACACCACGTCGAGACGCTCCTGGGCGGCCGCACGGCCACGCACGATCATGTCGCCGGTGGCGAACTCGGCAGGCGGGGCAAGCGGCGCCTGGGGCTTTGCCGGCGGCGACGCGGCCGGCTCCCAGTGATCGCCATATTGCCGCTGGACGTAGTCGAGCGACGGTCGGAATCCCCACTTGATCACCTTGCCGTCGCGGTCCGCGACCTTGTCCAGGTCTTCCGGTTCCTCGATCGCGCGGAAGACCCGCGGCGGGTCCGCGCCGTCGAAATTGAACATCGTGAGCCAGCGCACCGGGCCGAGGTTGAAGGACTCGCAGACCAGGTCAGCGTCGGCCTTCACGATGTCCTGTCTCACTTCCATGTGGACCTTGGCCTGCGCCTGGCTGCTGCCGTTGTCCGTTGTCATCGTCTGGCCGACAATCGCCTTTGCGATCGCCTCATCCATCGTGTCGTGCAGCTCCTTGTAATCGACGCTGCCGCTGCGCTTTGCTTCGAGCAGATCGATCTTCATCCCTTGCGGCAGGATCACGCCTGACGAGCTTCGAATGGCGCGAATAGCGCCCAGCAGCAGGGCGCGTTCGGCAGCCGTTGCGCCCACGGGAAACTCGCCAATACCGGTGGGCATGCCGTATTTCTCTTGGAACGTCAGCCAGAAGCCGATGCCGTGGCGTTTGAACAGCGTGGGCCAATAGCACCAGTGCGCGAGGCCCAAGCCGTAGGGCTCATCGTCGTTGTCTGCGCCCGTCGCGATTTGCCAGAAGTAGGGCGCCTTCGCGGGCTCACCCTCGTTCATGTTCTGCGGCGTGCGTAGGCGCAGCTCGCCAGCGGCATTGAACGCGAACCGACGCCGGTTGCGGACCTTGATCGCCTTCCACGCCAGCTTGCCGTCGCGGACTTCCCACAGCAATTCGGCTGCGCTGAATCCGTAGAACGACGCATAGAGCATGCGATCAGTTCGCTGATCCCAGCCGATGTGGTGCAGGTTCTCGCGCAGCCAGTCCGCGGCCCTGCGATCGGCGCGGCGATCGCTCGCCGGCTCGACCACCCATTCGCAGCTCGTCACCGCATTGCGGCGTTGTTCCAGGCACGCCTTCACCTGGGGGTCGGACAGCACCTGCTCGTAGATCTGCAGATCGCCACTGCCGCGGCCGGACAAGACGCGATCGTTCGGCAGCATCATTCCGGCGACATAGGGCCGCGTGATGTCGCGGCCGTCCCCTGTGGTCGCGATCTCCAACCCGGGCTGCGGGGTTTCGATCTTCTCGTAGCTCTCGTCGGTCATGTGTAGCCATCCAGATCAGTAAGGCCAGACACAGCGCCGAAGCCAGCGCCCGTAATCTGCAAGGCCGCGCCGGTGTATGCGGCAGCGGTCAGAGTGGCGGCGGTATCGGCCGCCGCCTCGAAGTCGAAGGAATAGCTCAGATTGCGGCTGGCGTAGTGCATCAGCGCCACCGCGATAGCGGCGTCGCCGTGACGCTTTCCGCCGTCGCTGCTGGTGCTGCGTTTGTCGGGCAGACGCGCGACACCCTTGATCATCTTCACCGCGCGCAGGTCCGTGAGCGTGTCGCGATCGCGCGGCAGTGAAATGCCGTCGTCCTCGAACGCCGCCTTCAGCGGCGGCATCTGTTCGCGATACCAGCCTTCGGTCAGCATCACCAGCTCGATGCGATCCCAGCCGAACTCCTGCGCCAAGAACTCCGAGATGGCGTGGCCGTTGCCGCGCGCGTCCACCGCGCCTTTGCGGAACCGGGGCAAGCCCCGCAGCACGAAGCGCACCACTTGCAGCTGTTGCGCATGCGGCATGTTCCGCAGCTCGAAGGTAAACGGCACGCGGCGGCGCAGATCCTTCTCGATGATGGCCGGCACGCCGACCGTGAGGTCGCCGCTGCGGCCGAAGTCCTGGCCGTAGCAGCTGTCCGCGTCTTTCGGCAGCGCGGCCAGCGCGGGCGCGATCTCCGCATCGAGCCATTCCTGGACGGCATCCCACCGCGTGGAATCCGGGAGGCGCTCGAACCCCGCCGGGCAGTCGTAGCGGAACACCGGCGCGTCGTACATGCGCGCCTCGATCAGCGCGCTGGTCAGCCACGCGCCGCTGCCTTGCGACGGCACCACGTCCAGCTCTTCCTCGGCGCTGTCGCCGTAGAACGCATACACGTCCGCGATCCACTTCGCCTGTTCCTCGGCATTCCACGGCACGCCCTTGCGCATGCAGACGCGACCGAACAGGCCCTGCTCGACGGCCCCGCGGAAGGTGATGCGGTGGACGCTGCCCTTGCGCTTCCCCGATCGGATGTCGTTGATCAACTCGTTGAACGGGTTCTGATCGCCGTCGTGGGTACTGATCACGCGGACCTTGCCGCCCCAGATCAACAACGCCAGCGCGGCCTTGAGCAGTTCGCCCAGGTCGTTGTGGAACGCCGCCTCGTCGATCACCACCACGCCCTGTTTGCCGCGAAGGTTCGCCGGCCGCGAGGACAGCGCGACGATGCGGAAGCCCGACGCGAAGCGGATCGTGTAGGTCTTGATGTGCTTTTCGTCGTCGCCGTTCTTGAAGACTTCCTCGCCTTCCTCGATCTCCGACACGGCCTCGTTGAACACGCGCGCCCACATGGCGCAGGCTTCGATGTACTCGATCGCCATGTCCATGTTGTAGCCGATGTAGTAGCAGTTCATGCCACCGGACTGCCGCGCCTTCGATGCGGTCAGCACGTTGTCCGACGCTTCGGCCCACGTCAGGCCGACGCGGCGCGACTTCTCGGCAACCTTGAGCGGGCCGTCATCCGCGATCCATTGGCGCTGGTATTTCAGCGCGACGGAATCCGTGCTGCCGTGGATCGCGTCGGCGATCGAGGCGGGCAGTTCGGCCTTGAGAAGATCTGGCACCATCAGCCGATTCCCAGAATCTTCCGGCGCAGGTCCGCCGCGGTCTCTTCGCTCAGGCCGCCGCTCTTGACGACCTTGTCCAGGCGTTCCGACTGCTCGCGCAGCAGCTTCTCGCGCGCCATCGCCTCGATCTGCTGCCGCTCCTTGAGCGACATGCTGCGCGCACTGATCACGTCGCGCGCGGCGCGGGCCAGCTTGCGCACGTCTTCGATGCCCACCTCGGCACCCTCGGCGTTCGCTTCGAGTGCGGCGTTCGCCGTCAGGGCGGTGATCGCCTGCACCAGCAGCGCGCCGGCCTTGTCGTCCGGGTTCTCGCCCAGGTCGGCGACGATCGTCTGCGCGGCGATCTGCATGTCGCGCATGCGGCCGGTGAGCGCCTCGATGCTGCCCCTATAGCGATACAGCGCGCTGCGCGACGGCACCTCGGCCTCGGGATAGAGCGTGGCCAGATGCTGCCGCAGCTCGTCGACGGTCATGCGGTTGGTGCGCAGCACCGCGTCGATGACCTTGCGCATGTTGTCCGGGGTGCGGTCCACGCTCCCGATACGGCGAGCCATGTCAGCCCCTCGGCTTCTTGACGCCGTCGACCACCGCGGC